CAGCTTTTGAGAAAAGAATATCTTTGATCTTGTCACTAATTTGAGAAGGACTCTCATCAGAAACGATCATATCCATTAATTCATCCATACCTGTAAAATTTAATGTCTTTGTTATTTATTAGATTTCCCCACCTTCGGGAACTTCAACTGATTTTTCTTGATTTTTTAAATCAGGTTCCATTACTGGTTGACCAAGATCCATGGCAGCTGCACCACCACCCATAGGCATTGGTTGTCCAGTTGCTGGATCAACAGTCATCATCGCTGGATCGGGAATAGTGCCATCCTCAATCTCTTTAGAGATGAGTGCATTTTGATCAACAATTTCTTGATCAGTTTGACGTAAGATCTTTCTTCTCACATAATCTTGAGAGTAATACTTACCAACATAAGGTTCTGCTGTTGCAACTAAACTCAATCTTTCGTTAAGGAGTTCTGCTTCTTTCAATTCTGAGAAGTGATTGTCATAAAGGAAGTCATATTGAATATGTTCGTTCATGATCTCCCAATCTTCTGGGGTGATAATGTTCTTGAGAATCAATTGAGTTCTCAACATATCACTAAACATATTCGAGAATCTCTTTCTCAAACGACCCACAAACTTGGTGAACTTAAGTTCATCTCTCAGAATTTCTGAAGATCTTCCAAGATTAAATCCACCTTCTCCACCAATTCTTGTTGGGGGAACATTCAGAGATCTATAAAGTTTTTCTTGGAAATACTTAATGTCAGTAATTTCTCCAAGATTCTGACCACCAGGAAGTGTAGAGATTTCGGTTCCTCTACCACCTTCACGACGAGGAAGCCAGAAATCCTCAAGCATACTCATATACTTTTTATCATCACGGATTTCTCCAGTGTTAGCATCATAAACTAACTTATTGCGATATCTCATCATCACATCTCTGAGATATTGTTCCGCTTTTACTTTGGGGAGATTGCCAACATCAATGTAGAAGATTCTTCTTTCAGGTGCTCTCGATAATCTGTAGATAACCAAAGAGTCCTCAATCATTCTGAGTTGATTGAGTGCCTTAATTGCTTTGTGAAGATATGAAAGTGTTGATCCCTTATTTCTATCAACAAGACCTGAAGTGCAGTAAGTGATAGAATCTCTGGAAAATTTTATTCCAGTGTTGGAACTAGTATCAGTTGGACTTGCTGTTGGATAAGATGTTTTTGGGCTATAGATGAAATACTCTTCAATTTCTGGAAACTCATAATCCATAGGATCATCAGATTTCATTCTTGCAAAAGTATTTGATTTATCTGGCTTATTCTTATTTTGACGAACATAACGCATCTTAAGTGCGTCGATATATCTTAATTCTTGAATACCTTCTTGAGGATTTTTTAAATCAATTACTTTGTGATAATACAGCCTACCATCAACGTACCAATTTCTATAAATTTCGTGGGATTTCTTATCGAAATCTAAAAGTTCTAGAATATACTTAAACTCTTCTCTAATTTTTTTCTTAATTCCATCACTAGCATTAAGATTATCTAAGTCAATCTGAACGGGACTATCATTAGTATCTGATACAATAGCCTCATTTACAATATCTTCAATAGCACTATCACATTCTGGGTGAAGTGCCATTTCACGATATCTTTTGATTAGATCAAACTCTGTCCTGTAAATTCCTTCAATATCAACATAAGAACCAAAAAAACCACTACTCAAGTAGTGGTCAGTCCCATCCTCATTATTCTGAGGGACGGGACTGACTGTACTCGGTGATAGTGGTTCGTTATCCTCAATAGAGAATCCAAACAATTTTGCCATTATTAAAGTTTCTATCTACTTATGATCTATTTATTACGCTCCAGTTCCAGCTCTTTCTGGGAACCAGTATTGAACTTGGAACTCAACAGTAAATTCCTCAATGGTATTTGACTGATCATATGACAGTCCAATCTCAGAAATAGCGGTTGGGAAAATATCGATGAAACGATATTGTGCCAAAATGTTGGCATCTTCACCAGTTGTGTTATTTCCCTGAGTGTTTGATGGGCTTCTTCCGAGTTGATAAACAATAGCGTTACCCATGTAATCATTAGGATTGGTTAATCCAGAGTGATCACCATACTGAGCGATGTTTTGCATCCAAGCTTCAAATGCTCTTCTGTGAATGAAGTTCTCGTCGTTAATGACAGATACTGTCCAAACGTCGATGGTTCTATCACCAGCAACCTTCAATTCTCTTCCTCTAAAAGGAACAGGAATTGGGGTAATTGTTGAAGCTGGAAGTGCAGCTGCTTTACAAAGAAAACGGAAGTTCTCTTTGTCAAACTGACCAGTTCCATCACCCTGAACTGCAAGGTTCACACCAGTTGGGAAAGTCACATCAACCTCAAAAAGGTTGGGGCGAGCCCCACTGCCAATCATTTTTGACTTGAACTGTGAAATGTTTCTTGTTGGGATTTGTGCCATTTTTAGGTTCCTCCTTTAGTAATTTATAATATAAAATCAAACTCTACCAACAACTTCTTCGAAGCTTACACCAGTTCTGGTGGCGACGAATGTAAGTGTGACATAGTTAATGGACTTAGCTGGTTTCAGGAAGATGTCAGCTCTAAATTCATTATTATCAATTACGTCAGGAGTGTTATTTGTTTCATCACAAACTACCAGGAATCCATAAAGACCTCTCTTTGCCTGAACATCACGGAGATATGGTTCAACAATATTGACGAAGTTTGCTCTTGTAATCTGATCGTTCAGTTCGAAGAGTTGTGCTTCTGCTGACTTCTGAAGTGCTTGTTCAACAGTCAGGAACAAACGACGAACGTTAATTCTGTCGAATGCTGAAGCGTATCCAAGAGCTGTTTTGTCACCAAACAAGAGAATTCCAATTCCAGGAGAATTAATGATTGAATTAACTCTCATTGGATACAGTTGATCTCTCTGAGATTTATTTGGATTGTAAGCAAGTTTGATAGCGTTATTCAGAATACCTCTTTGTTGTCCAGCTGGTGAGAACCATGGATATGCAAAGATTGAAGTTCTTACACAAAGTCCAGCAACATCTGGGTTACATGGAATATAACGGAACTTGTTATTAAATCTGTCATAAGTGTACTTATAACCACTATCAAAGATCGCGTAAGATGATGAACCAAGTGGTGAGAAGAATCTAATGATATTGTCCGTTTGTGTATCGGAGTTGGTGATAGGACCACCATCTCCCTGAATAACATCTGCTCTGTGTGGAGAAATAACAGCGATACAATCCTTTCTGTTATTTGCGATGGAGATCAGATGATTTGCTTTTGCCTGAGACTCAAACTTGTTACCAAGTCCAGGACCCATGATCAAGTAATCAACTGCGATCTCATCTTTGTTTGAGAAGAGATTGTAAGAAGTAAAGAGATTTCCAAGTGTTGCTGTCATTCCCTTTGTTGCTGAATAATCAGCACCACCATCAAGAGAATAAGTTACGTTACCAATTGAACTAAATGTTACATCTTGAGCAAATTGGTTCCACTGTCCATCACCTTCAGTGACTGGTGTAAATCCTGATGAGAATCCTTGAGCGATTGGGAAAGTTCCATGATATGTATCTGGACCAGTTGAAGGATTATCTCCAACATAGACATAAGATGAGAAAAGTGCGAGATATTCTTTCCAGTAAATTTTTGTAGGAGCGTTGACTGCAGAAACAGTATCTGTTGCTTTCGACAGACCTACAAACTTCTCTAAGAGATTTCCTTGAATTCCTGTTACTGAACCAGTATCATCAACAACAACTACGTGAATACCATCGTTTTTACCATTTCTATCGGTTACATAACCATTGCTAATTGGCTTAGGTGCGATGGAACTCCAGAAAATTGTGGTGTTTGTCAGATTCAGAGTTTGTGAATCATACCAGTCTGCTACAGTTTGAATAGTAGTAACTGTTCCATTACCAGTTGCGATTCCAGAGTTATTATAGAAAGATAACGCATCAGATGCTTGGAAAGATGCATTTGAGTCTCCCATTGCATAAGAGATGGGATATTCAACTCCATTATCTGTCGTTGCTGTAGAAACTCTTGACAGAACTTTAATATCAATTGAGCTGTTACCAGTTGTAGAAGCGGTAGAAACACCAGTGATGATACCCTTGATGTATCCATTAAATCCTGTGGTTGAACCAACACCAGGAATAACAGCATTTACAAGAGGAGTAGTTACACCGTATCCAATAACTGCACCAGCAGCACCTGGATTAGTGGTTGTAATACCGATAATTTGGTCTGCTTTATCGTCGATAACACAGATCTTAAGATTGTTTGCCCAAGAACCGGGGTTCTTTGATGCAAATACATAATTTGCTATGTCATCAGCGTAATTCGCTTCGTAATCGTCAAAGTTCTTAATTTTCAGTGAGGTTGTATAAGCGAAACCAACACCAGCGTTTGCGTTATTAAGAGTTGCTCCATCAGTTCTTACAACTTTAAGAACACCGCCATATGAAAGGAATGAGGAAGCACTCATCCAGTATTCGTATTGGGCATCTGTTGAGAGTGGCTTACCAAATACGTTGATAAGTTCTTGTTCTGTGGTGATGTCAATTGCTTCGTCAACTGGACCAATTGAGAAAGGACCCGCAATTGCTCCGATATTATCTAAAACATTATCAGCTCTTCCTACAGTTAAGTCAACCTCTCTGACGAGTACGCCTGGAGATAATTGAGGAGTCGCCATGTTTTTCTCCTGATACTTCAGTTTAACTGAAAATATTTATTAAAATGGACTTTTTGAATGGGGAAACAGTGTATGAACAACTACCAATCAGGATATTCCCACTTATCAAAAACTTTGGATGTCATTCTACTAACAATTATTCTCTTTATTGTGCAATCTTTACATTCATAAGAATAAGATGATGGAACTTGACCTCTATCTTTTCTTGTTCTATAGAATCCATCGATCAGATTTTTTACTTCTCCACAAACCCTGCACTTCCTATCATTAAGAAGTAAGTGACCAAGTTTAATCTGACCATCTAAATCCATTACGATAAGTACTCCCACATATAAGCTCTATCACCATACTCATCGGTAAACCATCTGTCCCCATCAGAATCTACAAAACTACTAGTATCTAAACCATCATCAATAAATCCAAATGGTGCCATGTCTTGTTCAATTTGGTTCTTCTGTTCCTCATATAGTCTCTTACGAACATCTTGATCTGTCAGTTCTTTAAAGTAATCTTGAGCAACTAACCATGCATAAATGACAAGACACATTGCCAAGTCATCATTACATCCCTCTTCCGCTTCAAAGGAATTGTGTTTCTGAATGAAAGTTGTAAGTTCTGAAATAATTTCATAATCATTGAAGATAAGTTTATCTTCCTCAATCATTGTCTTGAGGTTAAGAGATCCGACTTTCTTTACAGTCTTGGACATTTTCACACCAAGTTGAGTTTTCTTGCCAGAAAAGCCTTGTCCAACAATCTGACCAGCTCTACCTCTCATGGAACACATTAGAAGATTTTGATATTCCAAGTCATATTGAAGGATTGAAGCAACCTGATCTCCAATATCATTGACTTCACAAAGAATATAAGCTCCGTTATAATTTTTCGCTACTTCCCAAATAATGTTGGGAAACAACATAGGTTTAATTTCATTATTTCTGTATTTTGCAACTATCTTATGAGGGAACGTTGTAATATCGACAACAACAAAAGCAGAATAATCCTCACTCACACCTCTAGCCACATCAACGGTCATCAGATAATCATGGTTATCTTTTGACTCTTCATAAACATCTAGTCCAGCATTACGTGTTTTTGGATGATCATAAACAAGAGTTCTAAGTTTGCTGGGAGCAATCAGAGTATCAACGGATCCTAGAAACTCACACTCAAACTCAACTTTGAATTGTGATTCTGAAGTGTTTGCAATAGTCTGAGCTTTCCAAGCACTATCTCTACCAGGAACTTCTGACCAGTGAACATCTGTTGGAATATATTCATTCTTCTTCTTTTCCGCATCATGCCACATACGGTAGAAGTGATTCATACCATGTGGAGTAGAAACAATAATTACTTTCGTGCTTTTACCAGAAGTAATAGTAGGATAAACAGATGCAAAGAAGGAATCTGCGATATGGTTTGGAACGAAAGCGAATTCGTCCAAGAAGAGGATATTGAAAGACATGCCTCGGACAGCACTTGCAGACGTAGAAGCAGCCAAAATCTTTGATCCATTTTCTAATTCCAGAGATCCTTTATTCCAAGACACGATACCTTGTTGCATCCACTTTGGTAAGTTTTCATAAGCAGTCTGTAACCTATCCAGGAGCTCCCTGGCGGTTGCTGCTTTGTTTGCTAGGATACCGATGTTAACATTGTCATTAAAGACCGCATAATGGAGTAGGAAAGATACCACAGTAGTTGATTTACCAGTCTGTCTTGGCATCTTACAGATATTAAATCTGTGGTTATGGAAGTTATTAACTAACTTCTCCTGGAAGGGATACATCTGAAAAGGTTGTAGTCCCTTATCCAGAGTCACAATCTTCACATAGTTTTTTGCAAAATAAACGGGGTCTTCCTTACACTTTACAAACTCAAGAATTTGTTCTTGAGTAAATTCAATTGGAGTATTAGCTTTCTTTAATAGTGGATTACCAAGATATACGTCACTCATAAAAATTACCTTTGTTCAATCCAGTTCAATACTGCAAGTGCTGCTTTGTTGGTGTTTGGAGATGCACAAGCAAGAGTATAAGTATCACTAATTGTTCCAATACCACTTCTACCTAACTGAAGAGCTGCTTTATCATCAATCTCAATTAGTGATGCACCACCACCAACAACAAATCCATTTAGCAAAGTAGTTCCACCAGTAGTTGCAGTTTCAGTAATATTATATTGTATAAAGGAGTTTGGATCTGGATGATTTACCCAAGTTCCTCCTGTATTTGTTGCATTCTCAATAAGTTTCCAATATACATTTGTATTATCATTAGTTGCTGCCTGCAATGACCTCAAAAGCATCACTCCAGTTAAACTATTACTCTTCAAACGAATACTTAAAATTGGATAGAATGTATTTGCAGATGTCATCGTTGTTCCCGTGATGGGATTCGCAATACTCAAAAGAGTTCCAAGTTTTTCTGGTTCTCCTTCCTGAATAAGAGAATTAGAACCCTGATAAAGGTAGTGAGTTCCTGCAACACCAGTTATATTCTCAATCTCACAACGAATTGGAAGGAATGGTGTAGAACACCAAACTTTATCTTGAATATTTGAGTTATCAAAAGTATGACTCTTGATCGTTTCTCCCTTTATCAACCAAGCAAAATCTACAGTTCCTGCACCATACCACTCATAACCAATAGAAATCATCTGTTGTTTTGTTGGATCTGCAGTTACACCCGTCCAACCATTACCATCAAACTTTTCACCATTCCAGTCATCTCTACTTACTCTTACTTCTGTAGTAATTCCAGTTGTAGATGTGCGAATTACATAAGAATATGTTCCCCCGTCATCTTCAAAATAAGCACCATTGTACTCATCAAACAATCCAAATCTTCTACGAATACCTACCTGTGGTTGTTCTAATCGAATTGCAAATGCAAGTGTTGCTGGCCTACCAGGAATGTATCTCATTACATTCTTGGTCTGTCTGATGACTTTACTTCCTGCAGTAGAACCAACTTCCATAATCACATTACTGGCACTTGCATTATGGGTCGCAGTTCCAATTCCGACTACTCTCTCATCCCAAACATCAGTCTCTTTACCATACTGGAAAGTATTAAAGAATACTGTTTGGAACGGAGCAACTTTTAATCTATTGTTATTAGAAAACTGTGGTCTCCAATCTGTTTGATTTCCCCAGTGATCTGCAATATTATAAACCTCAAATAGAGATCTTTCTTGGTTTAAGAAGTCTTGTGTAGTCTTATTCCACTGAGCCATTATTTACCTCAAATCCAATCTAATTTTGCTGGATGATATCTTTTATCGTCTGTTACTTTAATAGAACCTTTTGAGTTCTCTTTAACGTATATATGTTG